CTTGGTCGCTTGCAGTACCGTCAGAGCGCAGGTGTGGCGCAGCACGTGGGGTGATACCCGCTTGTGCGACAGCGACGGGCAGACGGCTGCTGCGGCTCTGGCGTGCTTGCCCAGGATGTACTCGAAACCGGAGCGCGTCATGACCTCACCGCGTGCGTTGACAAACAGATGGGATGACGGGACGGTTCCCCGCACCGCCAGCCAGGCGCGCACTGCCGTCGCGGTCTGCTTCCACAGCGGCAGACAGCGCTCCTTGCGCCCCTTGCCCTCGACGCGGATGCTGGCATCCGGCTGCAGCCGCAAATCCGCCATCTGCAGGCCGATCAGTTCGGATACGCGCAAGCCCGCAGCGAAGCACAGGTGCAGCATGGCGCGATCACGGATTCCTTCGCGGCTCGTGGGAGCCGGGGCATCCAGGATGGCCTGCATCTCTGCCACCGTCAGATGTTTGACCAACCTGCTCTCTGTCTTCTTGGCAGGGATGGCCAGCACGCGCTGGATCTGATCGAGTGCCGCCGGCAGCCGGTATTGCATGAACTTCATGAACGACTTGATGGCCGCCAGACGAATGTTCCGGGAGCTGGCCCCGTTGCCGCGACGACGCTCGAGGTGGGCCAGAAAATCGGCCACCAGCGTGGCATCGATCTGTTCGAAGCACAGCTTCGCCGGTGAGATCCTGAGCTGCTCTGCCGCGAACTCGAACAGCAACTTGAAGGCGTAGGCATAGGACTCGCACGTGTTGCGACTGGCATTGCGTTCCTCGATCAGGCGTTGCCGCAGGAATGCGGTAATGTGGAGAGCGATCGGTGTCATGACGCGTTCTCCACATGGCACTCGCAACAGGATGCGATATCCCGCAGCAACTCCGGTGTCGCCTGCAGATACCAGTAGGTCGCCGCCGCGTCCACGTGCCCGAGGTAGGTGGACAGCGCCACCATGTGGCGGGCAATCCGCTCACGTCCGTCCGGGCAGGTCTGTAGCGCTCTCACCGCGAACGTGTGGCGCAATGAATGGGGCGAGATGCGTGGCAGGCCAGCACCTTGCGGCAGGCCGATGCGCTTGACCAACTCGCGGAACACGCCGTCCACGCATTCCCGGATCAACGGCGTGCCTCGCAAGGACACGAACACATGGTCGTCCTTGGGCGCGAGTGCCTGCCTTTGTGACAAATATCGCTCAAGGGCGGCACGGGTACTGTCGTGCAGCGCCACCAGACGGCTCTTGCGGAACTTGGTGTTGCGGATAAGCAGGCCGTCGGACGTGATGTCCGACCGGCGTAGCCGGATGGCCTCCGAGATCCGCAAGCCGGTGCAGGCGAGCAGGCCGAACAGGGTGCAGTAGGTTGCCCCTTGCAGCGGGCTCGTGCCGTAACACCTGGCCGCCTGCAGTAGTCGCGCGATCTCATCCAGGCTCAAGATGTAGGGCGTCCGCCTCGGCCATCGCTCGCCACCGAATGCCGGCGGCGGCACCTCGTGTCGCGGATCATCTCCCCGGGCGTGACGTGCAAACCGGATGACGGTCCACAGGCGGTGGGCACGCTGCGGCACTTTGGCCACCAGGCCGGCCCATTCGACGGCGGTGCTGGCACGCACGTAGTGCTCATCTCTGGCCTCGGCGTAAGCGGCGAAGCTGCGCAGAAGTCCGGCTTGGGCCTCAAATTTGAAACCGGCCGCCCGGCGCGCCATGATGTAGTCCTCTACGGTCCGGCTCAGCATGGCAGCACCTCCGGCCACGGCTGGGCCAGTTCGCGCAAGGCGAGGACATCGACCTTGGCGTAGATCTGCGTGCTGACCACGGACTGGTGCCGCAGCACGGTCGCGATTTCCTGCAGGCTCGCCCCCTGCCGCAGCATGGATGAGGCCGCCGAGTGCCGCAGCACATGCGCCGCCCCGCGCACCCGCGCGTCAACTCCGGCCCGCCGCAGTGCCAGCTTGGCGACATCGGAGACGCCGCGCGCATCCCGGAACGGTCGGAACGGAGCGATTGCCCGCACGAAGACGCAATCGGAGGGGGTCGGCGGGCGACCGTGCAACAGATAGTCCACGATGCCGTCGCCCACCTCCTGTGTCAGCGGCAGCAGCGTTTGCCGCCGGTTCTTGCCGGATACGCTGAGCGTGGCCGCGCGCCAGTCGATGTCGGCAAGACGCAGTTGCACCACGTCGCCCGCGCGCAGACCCATCCGCGCCAACAGCAGCAGAATGGCCCGGTCCCGTTTGCCGACCGGCGTTCGGGTATCCGGGCTGGCCAGGACGTGCTCGACCTCTTCCGGCAGCAAGTAGCGCGGCAGCGTAGATAGACGCCAGTAGGCAATGTTCGGGATAGCCTCTTCCAGACCGGATGGGCATTGACCTTCGGTGACCAGGAAACGGACGAACTGGCGCAGCGCCGTCGTCGTCGACTTCACCACGGCGTTCCCGCCATTGCGCCCCAGTTCGAGGGTAAAGCGCCGCAGGTAGGCGACATCGAGTTTGCGTGGCTCATCGTCCAGATCCGTGAGCAGGTGACGCAGGCGATGGCGGTAGTCGCGCAGGGTGCGTTCGGAGATGCCCCGGTGCTCGCGCATCCAGCGACAGAAGCGCTCCCACAACACGGAGGTGACCGCGTTCTCTGCATTGTGACGCGCAGTGCACAGCGCCCGCCCCTCGAGGTAGGCCGTAAAGGCACGGACGCCACGCAAGAGCTTGTCGCGATGCATGCCGGCAAAGCCGGCACAGCGACATCGTTGTAGATGCCGAACGAACTGGCCCATGACGGCGGGCTCGATCTCGCTGGGCGCTACCCCGCTTCGGTCAAGCCAGTGCAGCAGATGCGCCGCCGCACGCAGGTGCCGACTTCCCTGACTACGGGAATAGCCGCACTGGCTCAGATGGTCGGCAAAGCCATCAAGCAATTCGACGCCTGTATTGCTGCGCAAGCGAGCAATCTGCGGTGGCCAATGAAAGAAATGTTCGAGCATTGCGCTTCTCCTTTGGAATCCCCCGGCCGACGGGCCGAGCGGTTCCTCAGGTTTATGCGCAGTCCCACCAACCCGCTACCCCCGTAATTTCAACCCGAAAGGAGACCTGCAATGCATAACCATCCACTCCACATAATGGTGCTTATGTAGTTCAGGGCATAAGCACGATGCGGCCGAACTGGCCGAGGTCGCCGGCGGCGGGCTTGAGCGTGTCGGCCAGCACCTGGCCCGAAAGCTCGAACTTCAGCAGCTCGTCGGTGATGACCGAGAGCTCCTTGGCCGGGTTGATGGCCACGCGGTAGAGATCGATCACCACCTCGCGGTTGCCGTCGGCGGTGTTGAGTCCCTCGAAGCGCACCCAGCGCTCGGGCAGCGGCTGGGTGAACATGGCGGTGACCGAAGCCGTGCCGTAGGCGTAGTCGACCTTGAAGGGCTCGACGTAGGGGCCGCCGGTGGTGGCGTCCAGGATCGTGAGCGAGCCGTGTTTGGCGTTCACCGAGTACTGCGCGGCCGGCAGGGTCTTCGGGGTGGCGCTGGAGTCCTTTACCACCACCGACGAGACGTCCTGCTTGGCGAGCAGGTAGAGGCTGCCGGGGGTGACCGGGTTCGGCAGCGCCTCGGCGGTGACCGTGCCCGGGGTCTGGGCGGTGGTGGCGCCGTAGAGGGCGAGCGCCAGGTTGGTCGCGATGAGCTCCTCCAGCGTGCAGGCGAACTCGCCCTTCTTGGTCTTGATGAGCTGCAGATCGGTGAGGCGCTGGCCGCTCACCGACTCCTGGTGCTCCAGGGTCTCCACCGAGAGGGAGACCTTGAGCTCGGGCACGTTGCCCACGTAGGCCAACCCCTGCGGGTTGCCGAGTGCGTCGCGGGCGCCGATGTAGACGCGCCCCTGTCCGGAAAAGTAAGGCATGGTCAGTCTCCCTTACGGGTCTTGATCGGGGTCTGGGGTTGGGGGTCGGCCGGCCGTGCGGCTCCGCGCTCGATCAGCCCCCGCGCGGTCCCGCGCTCGATCAACCATTCCGCCGCTGCCTCGTCGAGATCGAGGATCTCGCCGGGGGCGTGGAGTCGGCCGGCGTGGGTGTGCGGTTCGATGAGTTCGATGTGCATGGTGACTATCCTTTTTGGGTGAGGTCGGAGGCCAGGGTGCGGTAGCGGATCTCGTAGCGCGCGGGCACGGCCAGTGCTTGGCTGTCGGCGTCCTCCGTGTCCCACTCGCAGTCGATCTCGCGCACGCCCAGGGCCAGCCCGCCGAGGCTCGGCTCGGCCATGAGCGCGCCGTGCGCCGCGACGATGAGCGCGTCGGCCACGTCGAAGGCGTCGTCTTCGCGCGCGAGCGCGACCAGCCTCAGCGTCAGGGCGCGCTCACACCGGTCGTTCGCAAGCGCTGCGACCTGATCGCCTTCGATGAACAGCAGGAGCGAGGGGCTCGCCTCGCGCGGGAGCGGCACGGTGGGCTGGCGATGCAGCGGCGTCGGTGCGATCGCGGAACCGATGCGCGCCACGACCGCCCGGACCAGGCGCTCGCGGACGGAGGACGTCATAGCCGGGTCAGCTTGGCCTGCATCTCGGAGCCGTCGCGCAGCTGGCGGACCTCGCGCACCCGATACGGGCTTCCCGCGATCTCCACCGTGTCGCCGACGGCGAGGGTGAGCCAGGCGCTCGGGTACTCGAGGTGGTAGTCGCGGTTCAGGGCGAGCCCGTCGAGCGCCAGCTCGTCCGGGGCGCTGAAGACGCACTGCACCGTGAGCGAACCCACCATTACGTCGGTGAGCAGCCCGGCGCGGCCGGCGGCCTCGTAGAGATCCGTCACCTGCGCCATCACGCTGCCGTCAGCTTCACCAGCACGCCCGGCCGGTGGCACATCGGCAGCGGGTTGCTCTGGGTGTGCAGGTCGGTGCCGCGGTCGAACTTGCGCGGCTCCTGCTTGGCGTAGAGCGGCTGGCCCAAGGTGTTCACGGTCTCGTTGAAGTCGGCCGGGGCGAAGTAAGTGGCGAAGGTGTCCACCGTCCCCAGCGGGAAGGCGTGGGCCTCGCCCGCGGCGATGAAGCGGCGCGCGTTGCCCTCGGCGTCGGTGGCCTGGCCGCGGTACTCCTCGAAAGTGATGCCGGCGTAGGTGAAGCCGCGCCGCACGTCGTTGATGAGGACTGCGCCCTGCTGCCAGTTCTCGAAGGCCTTCTCGACCTTGGCGTGGCCGGTCAGCGCCGCGAAGAACTCAGGCGAGCACAGGCAATGCACGCCGGTCATGAACTCGCCTTTGAGGTTGTCCTCGATCGCGGCCAGGACCGACAGGCATTTCGCCTTCACGTTGGTGCCGGCGTTGCCGAGGTCGAAGGCAACGACCTGCGGGGTGAGGCCGAACTCGGTGAACAGGTCGTAGATCGTGCTGCCGTCGGCGTCCAGGATCTGGCCCTTGAGCGCCCCCATGCGCAGGTGTTCGAGGGTGATCGCGTGCTTGTTGCGCATGGTCTCCAGGTGCCGCGCCAGCACGCCCGCGACGGCCTCCATTTCCGTCTCCGAGCCGAAGGCCCGGATGCCCTGGACCTCCTCGGGCAGCACCACGTCGTCGTGCGGGATGTGCGGGATGACGAAGGACCGCAGCCGGCGCTGGCCGCGTTCGCCCACCGTGCCCGGCGAGCCGGGCGGCCGGGTGGGCAGCAGGTTCAGGCGCCCGGCGTACTCCTCGATGACGACCTGGCGCGTGCGCACGGGCTTGGCCGGAAACAGGTTCAAGGCTTCCAGCCGCCCGTAGCGGTTGGGGATCAGGTTGATGGCGGCGGTCAGGCTCGCCATCGAGAAGCCGCGGGAATCGAAGGGGTTGAGCATCGGGGTCTCCAGAAATGCGAAAGAGGAGCTTCGGCGCAGGCTCATGCCGGCGAAGCCGGTGTGAAGCCGCGTAGCGGCGGCCGAAGCCAAACCCGCCAGGCGGCAGGTCGCTCGAGTGGGTCGGGATCGGGTGTCGGTCAGGCGCTGTCGCGCACCACGATGCCGCGCGCTTCGAGTTGGGCGATCGCAGCGAGCTGCTGCGCGGTGGTGATCCCCGCGGGCCAGACCAGCGCGTTTCGCGCGACGATGGCGTGGCGGGCGATCAGGATCGCGTCCTCCCGGTCGATCAGCGTCGCATCGACGGCCAGCGCGAGCACGCCCACGGCGACATCGCTGCCGTCGCCGGCCGCGGGGTCGAGGGCCTTGAGCTTGCTTGTGGCCGTCTCGCGGCCGACCACGGCGCCGAGCGGCAGGTTCTGCCCGGCGGCCACGGTCGCCCGCTCGCGCGAATACAGGTTCGGCGCCTCGTACTTCAGCAGGTCGCCGAGGTTGGGGGCTTGGGTGAGCGTGGGCATGGTTCACTCCCGGGTCACGAGTTTCTTCACGGCGGCGACCACGGGCGAGGCCGCCGGATCGGCGCCGGGGGCGGCCCAATCGTTGGGCGCGTGGGTCGAGCGCACGGCCGACTCCATGCTGTGGGCGGCGCGCGCCTCGATCAGGGCGCGGCGCACCTCGGCTTCGGTGCGGCCGGCGGCAATGAACTCGGCGGCGCGCTCGGGGCAGCCGGCGAGCAGACACAGTTCCGCGATCGCTTGCGCGGACTGCGCCACTTCGCGGCGGGCCTCGGCCACCAGGGCGGCGGCTTCATCCACGCCGAGCGTCTCGGGCGGGGTATCGGTCATGGTGGGGGTTCCTCGGAAAACGGTCGCCTTCCCGGTCGGGGCTTGGCGCGGCGGGGAAGACGGACGCCGCGCGGCAGAAAGATGTCGGTCGAACTCGGCGAGCACCGCGGGGAGCGTGGCCACCCTGTCGGCCAGCCCCGTCTCGACGGCCTGCGGGCCGAAGAAGAGCGCGGCCTCGGTCGCGCGCACCGCGTCCTCGGGCAGGCCGCGCATCGCCGCCACATGCGCGACGAAGAGCGCGTGCAGCCGGTCCACCTCGGCCTGCAGCGCCGCGCGGGCGGCATCGTGTAGCGGCTCGTGCGGCGAGTAGTCGTTCTTGCGCTCGCCCGCGGTGATCGCGGTGTAGCGGTAGCCGTCCCGGGCGTCCTTGACCGACTGGTCGACGTGCAGCGCGATCACCCCGATCGAGCCCACGCCGCCGGTCTCGGTGACGAAGAGCCGATCGGCGGCGCAGCCGATGGCGTAGGCCGCGGAGAAGGCGGCGTCGTTGGCCACGGCCCAGACGGGCTTCACGGCCGCCGCCTCGCGCACGCGGCGGGCGAGCTCGAAGCAGCCGCCGGTCTCGCCGCCGGGCGAATCGATGTCGAGCACGATGCCGGCGACCATCGGGTCGCCAAGGGCCGCCTCCAGCCGCGCGCCGATCTCGGCGTAGCTGGTCAACCCCGAGGCCGCCTCCAGCCCCAGCGTGCGCTTGACCAGGGTGCCGTGGATCGGCAGGACCGCGATCGAGCTTGACGCAGACGCCGCAGGGTTCGGGGCCCGAGGCAGCGGCGGCGCGAGTGCGACGTCCGGCGCGGCCAGATGCAGGCGCTCGGAGAGCACCGCGAGGATCAGGTCGAGCTTGGCGCGCTGGACGAGCAGGGGCGTGCCAAAGAGCCGGGAGGCGAGATGGGGCAGCATCGGTTCAGTCCTGAAGTTCGGTGTCGGGCGCAGGTGTCGGCGCCGGCGGCGTCGGTTGGTCGTGCCGCGGATCCGAGTCGAAGACCAGCCCCAGTTCATCGGCGCGCCGGTTGTCCGCGGCGATCTCGCGGTCGATGTCCTCGGCGTCGTAGCCGTAGGCCGAGATCGCCTCCGAGCGGCTCATCAGCCCTGCGCGGATCGCGAGCTTGAGCGCGTTGAACTCCTTGAGCGGATCGACCCACTGCCAGCCCTGCGGGATCCACTTGGCGGCCTGGTACGCGCGCCGGCGGCGCGCGAACCCGGGCAGGTTCAGCGCGCCTTCCAGCACCGCCTGCTCCATCCAGGCGCGCCAGACGGGCCGGCACAGCTGGTGCACGATCACCCCGTGCTGGATGGCCTCGCAGCGGCGGCGGAACTCGAGCAATCCCGCGCGGATGCTGGAGTAGTTCACCTGGGTGAGATCACCGGTGAGCATCTCGTAGGTGATGCCCATGGCGGCGGCCACCGCCCGGAACTGCTGGCGCATGAACTCGCCGTAGCTCGAGCCCACGTCGGCCGGCGCCGAGAACTTGATGTCCTCGCCCGGCTCCAGGATCTGCAAGGTGCCGGGTTCCAGCCCGGCGAGTGCCGCGCCCTGGGCGTCCGGCAGCCCTTCGCCCATCAGGGTGTCCTCGGGGGCGAGCCGCGTGATGAAGCCGGCGAACATCGCCGCGGTCTTCTTGCGCACCAGTTCCGCGTCGTCGTACTGGTCGAGTTCGTGCAGCTTCACCAGGGCGCGGGCGAGCCACGGCTCGCCGCGGATCTGCCCCGGGCGCAGCGGGCGGAACAGGTGGATGACCTCGGAGGCACCCACGCGCACGGTCTCCATGCCGCCCGTGCCCGACATCGGCGCCAGGCTTCCATCCCCAGGGTGCGAGCGGGTCAGGTGATAGGCCACGCGCCGCCCGAGCCGGTCGAACTCGATGCCGGCGCGGATGACGTGGCCCGAGGGCAGGTCCCGGTTCAGGGTGGTCGGCAGGTGCTCGGGCTCCAGCACCTGCAGCTGCAGGCCCACCGGCAGACCGTCCTCCGGACGGCGCCAGCGCAGGCGCACCAGCGCCTCGCCGCCTTCGAGCATCGCGCGGCAGGCGAGCGCCTGCAGGCCGTAGAAGTCGGTGAGTCCTGCGGCGTCGGCCTCCTCCACCCAGTCCCACCATAACGCGTGGATGGCCTCGCGCACGGCCGCATCAGTCACCATGCTCTGCGGCTTGATGCCGGTGCCGATGGCATTGGCCACGAAGGCTTCGATGCCCGCGGCCGCCCAGGCGTTGCGCCGGGCGAGATCGCGGCTCTTGGCGCGCAGCTCGCCCTGGGTGTAGGCGAGTGCCGCGACCGCCCCGGGATTGCCGACCTGCCAGGCGACGGCCCGGCGGCCGCCGCCCACGCCGTCGTAGGTGGGGCTCGAGCCAAGCAGCCGGCGCTTGAGGGTGCTGAGCCAGCTTGCTGGCGTTCGTGAGGTGCGCCAACCCATCACGTCCCCTTGGTCGTGTGAAGGCGGATCTGCCGGGGTGCGCCGGGCCACAGCCCCGTGGCCACGGCCTGCTCGAAGAGGTCGCGTTTCACCTGGCGAATAGCAGCTTGCAGTTCCTCCACGCTGCGGTACTCGACCGTCTTGTCGCCGAAGCTGACGCGCTTCTCGCCCTTGGCGAGTGCGGCTTGCAGGGCGTCCAGGTCGGATTGGGTGTAGGCCATCAGCGGTAGACCACGAGGTTGATCTCGGTGGAGTCGGCGAAGGACGCCGCGGTGGTCGCGCAGGTCACGTCGAGGTGGGTCGGCGTCTTCTCGTCGGCGGTCGCGCGCACGATCAGCAGCCGCTGCGTGCCCATGTTGGTGTTGCTGCGTGCGACGCCCACCCAGCAGTAGTTCGCGTCCGGCAGCGGGCTGGCGAAGCTCACGCGGTAGCGCCCTGGGGCCAGCCGCGTGACCGAGGCGACGTTGTGCGCGGCGCGCAGCTGGACCGCCCCGCCGACGTAGCCGAAGTTCGCCCAGGCACGGGCCAGCCCCGGGTGAGAGGCATCGACCTTGGTCTTGACCTCCAGGCCGATGCGGCTGGCCAAGGCGGCGATGCGCGCAGCCAGACTCATCAGAGCAGCGCCCCTTCGAAGATCGCGACGAAGTCGGTGTCGGTGTCGCCCACGTCAGCCGCGGCCACGGCGCCGATGTTGCTGCGCGCCTGGGCCTGCTCGGTAGCCGTCAGGGTCTGCTCCGCGTCGAAGCGCACGCGGTGGTTCACCGCAGTGAGCAAGGCGTCCAGGCCGCTGGTGCCGTCCTGCAGCAGCTGCTGGATCTCCAGCAACGTGTCGTAGGCGGCATCGGCCCCGCCCAGGATCTCGGCCTTGAGCGTGTCGAGCAGCGTGACGATCTTGCTCGACGAGTAGGTGCTGGTGGTGGCGACCTGGGTGTCGTCGATCGCCCCCGAGGCCTGCACCGCGGCCTTCAGTTCGTTGATGGCCGCCACCAGGCTCGATTTGTCGGTGGTGGTGAGGTGGGCGAGGTTCCCGGCCTTCGCGCGGACGTCGCTGAACTCCTGCGCGACGCGGATGACCAGGCTCTCGATGCGGGTGGTCAGTGACATAGCGTCTCCTCGTCAGGACAGCCAGCGGCTCTTGATCACGCGCCGGCCGGTGTTGCGGTTGCCAGAAACACCCAGGCCACCTCGATGGGTGGCCTCGGTGATCGATTCAGTAGGTGTTTCAAGGGCTGGCGGACTGGCCAGCCCCAGTTGCCGCTCCAGTTCGCGCCAGTGGCGTTCCTCGAAGCGGTCGAGCCCTGCGGCCGCAGCAGCAGCACGGGCATACACGTAGCAGTCCAGCGCTTCGTTGCGCTCACGCACCTTCTGCCACTCCCGCACCGGAAAACCATTCCTGTCGCGGCGGGTGATCAGTTGCTCGGCGCAGAGCTGCTGGATGAACTCGGCGTCGATCTTGGGCAGGT